GACATTACCTGATAATTCTGTTGATAGTGTAATTACAGACCCACCATATCACCTAACATCAATAGTTAAAAGATTTGGTAAAGATGGTTCAGCACCAGCACAATTTGGAACTGATGGAGCATACGCGAGAGCATCAAAAGGTTTTATGGGTAAAGAATGGGACGGGGGAGATATAGCATTTAGAACTGAAGTATGGGAAGAATGTTTGAGAGTATTAAAGCCAGGAGGTCATCTCATATCGTTCAGTCATAGTAGAACATATCACAGAATGGCTGTGGCAGTTGAAGACGCAGGGTTTGAGATAAGAGACCAAATACTTTGGCTTTACGGCAGCGGATTCCCGAAATCACATAACATCGGTAAATCGATTGATAAGATTGAAGGTAATGAGAGAGAGGTTGTTGGAACATCAAATGGAAAAGGATATTCAAGTATTCAAGAAAAAAACTTGGAACACGACAATAGACCCTATGTAGATGGATTGCCTTATCTAAAGGCTGATAGGACTTTAACCAAAGGTAATAGTGAATGGGAAGGTTGGGGAACAGCATTAAAACCAGCACACGAGCCTATGGTCTTGGCGAGAAAACCTTTAAGTGAGAAATCAATTGCGGAGAATGTATTAAAGCACGGAACAGGTGGAATCAATATTGATGGTAGTAGGATTGAATATGTTAGTGATTATGATAAAAAACATCAAGAAGATATAAGAAAAGGAACAGGAACATTTTTTGGTGGTGAAGGAGAAAGTAGATGCGAACAAATTGATATGAATGGTAGATTTCCAGCAAACATAATCTTTGATGAAGAGGCGGGACAACTATTGGACGAACAGAGTGGGATTAGTAAGAGTGGAAAGAATAAATTAGAGAAAGGAACAGGTGGTATTTGGAATAAAGGGACAAACTTACCTATTGGACCAGAGTATGGAGACAAAGGGGGTGCGAGCCGCTTTTTTTATTGCGCTAAGGCATCAAAGAAAGACCGAAACGAGGGATTAGATAATGAACCTAATAAAACAAAAAATAGAGTTAATTCTGGTGGATTAGAAAATGACCCAAGATGGGCACCAATACAAGTTAAGAACAATCACCCAACAGTTAAACCTACTGACCTAATGAGATACCTTATCAATCTTATTACCCCACCAAATGGAGTGGTATTAGACCCGTTTATGGGTAGTGGTTCAACAGGTAAAGCAGCGATTAGATGTGGAGTAAGTTTCATCGGTATTGAGAAAGAACAGGAGTATATGGATATTGCGAAAGCGAGAATAGAACACGAAAAGAATAAACCAATTCAAGGAAAATTATTATAATGGCTAAATCAATAGCATCAAGTAGGAAAACTACATTTGGAAAAAGAAAAGGTGGTAAGGCAGTTAAAACTTATAACAAACATTCAAGTAAATCCACTTATCATAAACAATCTGCACGAAGACAAAAATAATGAACCATGCCAAGAAGTAGAGTAAGAGGAGGTCGTAAGGCTCACAACAAAAGAATTAAATTTAGAAATCAAATGTCTAAACATTATACAAAGATGTTTCAGAAAAAACTAAACGAAGCTATACAAGAAAAATTAAAGAGTGCCGATCAAAATACAAACAACACAAGTATTTGAGGACCTGAATCAAACAGATTATCGGAACTATATTTTTCAGGGATCTTCAAGGGCGGGTAAGACATGGAACATTGTTCTTTGGATGGTGATTGATATTCTAAACAGAGAAAGTGTAACTTACTCAATTGTGAGGAAAACCTTACCTGCTCTTAAAGGTTCAGTATTAAGAGATCTGAAAGAAATCTTGATCAAACTAGATCTATACAAAGAATCAGATTGGCACTCTGTTGATGGTTATTATCAACTTGGAACAAATATAATTGAATGGTTCTCCCTTGATTCAGAAGAAAAAATAAGGGGTCGCAAAAGAGATGTTTGTTTCGTGAACGAAGCTACTGAAATAACATACGATGAGTTTGTTCAGTTATCACTCAGAACATCTGATAAAATGATTATGGATTTCAATCCATCACTGTGGCAATCTTACCTATATGATATGGAAGGACAACCTGATACATTCTATAGAGTTGTTACATTCAAAGACAATCCATTTCTACCACAACAACAGATTGATGAGTTATTGAAATTAGAAACCCGTGATCCGAATCTATGGAGAATATTTGGGCTTGGACTTAAAGGCGTTCCCACAAGAGCAGTATTTAGTCATCAAAAAACTTATGAAGATCTACCACCATCTGTCAAAAAGTTGGGCTATGGTGTGGACTTCGGTTACAATGACCCCACAACATTAATAGAGGTCCATAAAGACAATGAATCCATTTATGTGAGGGAATTACTCTATTTAAAAAACACGACCATAAATGATCTTATTTACAAGATAAAAGATCTCGGTCTCAATCTCCGAGAGGATTTCATTTGTGATTCTGCCAACCCACAAGGTATTGCTGAAATGTATAGAGCGGGGATAAATGCGAAACCAGTCAAAAAAGATACAATACTAGCAGGAATAGATCAAATCAAAAGACATAATCTTTTTGTTCATAAGGATTCAAAAAATGTATTGGAAGAGTTGCAGTTCTATGTTTGGAAACAAGATAAGAATGGTAATAACTTGGACGAACCTGAGGATCACGATAACCATTGTTTAGATTCTCTGAGATATGTGATGACCATGAAAGCAATGAGGAATACGGGAATCTATGTAATGTAAAATGTATGTCCCATAAAAATAATATTTATTAATATAAGATGAAAAACAAAATTGAAATTGACGGAATTGATTATGCCGTTAAAGAGCCAACAGTAACAGATTGGGCTAATGTAATGAAGTATAAAACCATATTGGACGAAGAGGAACTTTATTATAAGATGCTTGAGGAATTTACTGGTATGTCAAAAGATGAGATCCTATCCAAAGATGCAGGAACTATCGTTAAAATAGGGGATATTGTTCAAACAATGCTTTTGAAAGAAAATCAAAAACTATATCCAAGCATAGAACACAATGGTATAAAATATAATCTTGTAGATGTCCATTCAATATCATTTGGACAATATGTAGATATAGACACATTTCTTAGAAAAAACGAACAATATAAAGTTCAAAATATGAATGAACTAGCAGCCTATTTATATTGTGAAGCAGAAACAAAATATGCTGATTCAAATATCAAAAACAGAATTGAGAAGATGAAAGATCTCCCAATAAAATATGTCAATTCTAGCCTTTTTTTTTTATTGAATACAGCAAAAGCATCACACGATCTTACAAATCTCTTTTCCAAGAGCAAGCTGATGTGGAAGGTCCTGAAGATACGACTAGTTTTTCATATCATTGGGGATGGTATCAAGCAATTAGTTCACTCGCAGAAAACAAAGTTTGGCAGATTGATAATGTGGTTAATCTCTCCCTTATTAGCGCTCTCAATCATCTTAGTTACCTTGTGGACCTCAATAAGGAAAAGGAGAAAGAAATTAAAAAGCAGCAACAACAATTAAAGCGTAGATGAGTTTCATTACATCAGGTTTAACATGGCAGGTTGACTTTACAAATCAATCATCACTTATTATTTCCACATCAGGAGGAGGTAATCCTCAGATTGACAAAGCGACAAACCTTGCAAATCAATCATTATTTTTTTCAGGTGTAACCAATAATGAACCTCTTTATGTTTATAGTGGATTTAGTGGTCCATTAGGATTTTCAGGAACTGCACAAGCAAATGGTGGAACTGCTCTCACAAACAAACTTGGTGATTACGGTTCATTTACTGAATACACAATGTTCTTCATGGTTAATAACACAGGGGGAACTTTCAATCAGTTCGTGACCTCACCTAACGATCAAAACTATTCGGGTCAAACACAAGGTTATGATTGGTTTGAAGCACTTGTCACAACAGATCCCCTTTATGGTGGAGCGGGTTTCTTTTTTAGAACAAGGACAACAACATCCTCTGTAACAAATGATTTAAGAGCGAGTGGAAGTCCCAATAATTGGTATGTTGTCGCAACAAGAGCATACGCTTCAGGATCAGATATTATAACAGAGATTTGGGTTGATGGTGTATTAACCGCGAACACAACCACGACATCTCAAACTCTAATCACCGCGGTTGATCCAATATTTTTTATAACAGGTAGACAGAGTTTTCCGGGAGATATTCTTTATACCGAAGTGTTATTCTATGACCGTAAGTTGAATAATACAGAAATGACTGACAACTTTGATTATTTCAATCAAAAGTATTTTGTCTCACCGGTCACACCAACACCAACAAACACACCAACAATAACCCCAACAAA